TCTCTTTACTCAGATAGTACGGTCGAGGAGTGCTGCCAAGCTGCACAGGATCAAATTAACAGTTTCCTTTGGTTTGATTCTGCGCCAGTCGTGGGGACTGCATTGGTAAGCAACGTTGCGACCGTAATGATCGCCAACCCCGGCATATTTACTGCGACACAATCAGTAACTATTGCCGGGGCTGGATCAACCTTTAACGGTCCACACACAATTACAGGCACTATTCCATTTTCAACAGGCACAGCTAATATTTTGCCTGCGTTTAATCTGCAGCTTAATTATTTCCAATACCCACAGGGTTATAGCTTTATTCAGTTTGCTAAGGTTGCAGCCGATCAAAACTTTAGGCGCGTATTGCCTTATGGCGTTGCTAGAGGTGTGGATACAAAAACAGATACTTATGTTAATACAGCAAGCGTTCGCCAAGCTGCGATGATCTTGGCCGTTGATATTTGGCAGGCCAGGCAGGTCAGTCAAACCGGGGGCGTAGGACTCGATGGCTTTAGCCCTAGCCCTTATCGCATGGGCAACAGCATGATAGGCAAGATACGAGGCTTACTAGCCCCGTACATGAGTCCGAATAGCATGGTGGGGTAAATGCCTACCGCTGCAATTACCACGCTGCGTAGCACCATCGCAACGGCTTTAACCAATAACGGGGTCTGGTCGGTATTCGCATACCCACCTGCAACCATCCTGGCTAACAGCTGCGTAGTAATCCCAGCAGAGCCATATCTTACACCCAGCAATAACAGCCAGATAACTATTTCACCCCTGGCTAATTTTAAGATTTTGCTAACTGTTCCAATGTTCGATAACCAGGGCAACCTGCAGGGCATTGAGGATTTTATTGTTGCGGCTTATACAAAACTAGCCGCATCTAACCTTGTATTTAATATAACCAGCGTTAGCGCGCCAGGTGTATTAAATGCAGATAGCGGCGATCTATTAACAGCCGAATTTAATATATCCATACTAACGAGCTGGAGTTAAACTATGAGTAATGAAGCAGATCTAGCTTGGCTTATTAAAATAGGCCAAGTAAAAGAAAACGCAGCACCATCTAAAGCCACTACAAAAACAGACGAGGAATAAACAAAATGGCAATTTATCTAAATAATAATGTTGGCGTTAAACTTGCCACAGCGGCCGCGCCAACAGTACCAAGTATTGACATCTCTACTTATGTTACATCTGTAACTTTAACTCAGACATTTGACGAGCTGGAAGTCACAGCTATGGGCGATGTAGCTCATAAATATGTAGCAGGTTTACAAGCTGCAACTTTACAAATTGATTTCCTAAATGACTGGGCATCGTCTCAGGTTATGCAGACACTAAATGCGGCAGCTGGTTCAACACTAGCTGTATCTATGATTACCGTAAAAGGTACTGCTGTATCAGCTGCTAACCCTACATACCAATTTAGCATTTTGGTAAATAATTTAACACCAGTTGCAGGCGCGGTTGGCGATGAAGCCATGTCCAGCCTGTCATTTACAGTTAATTCTGCATTAACCGTATCTCCTACAGTCGCGTTCTAACCTAACTACGAAAGGGCAAACAAATGGCTAAACTCAAAATAACAAGGGCAACTGGCGAGGTAACTGAGCATCAGATAACCCCGGCAATCGAGTATGCCTTTGAACTACATAAAGGTAAGGGATTTCATAAATGTTTTGCCGAGGATGCTAAGCAATCAGATGTGTTCTGGTTAGCTTGGGAGTGTTTAAAACGGGCAACAGTTACAGTTCCATTATTTGGCGCAGAATTTGTAGAGATGCTCGCCAAGGTGGAAGTGTTAGATGATGACCCGGAACAATAGGGCGTGACTCGTTTACTTACCTGATTGCACGTGTCAGTTTGGAAACGAGGATCGCGCCTAATGATTTATTAGCACTAGATAGCAGGATGTTTAAGGCTTTACTACAAGCTATGAAAGATCGGAATAAGGAGATAAAAAATGGCCAAAGTAGAAATACGCGGAAACGCTGATCTGCGTAAAGCCCTTCGTGCGTTCACCCCTGATCTTGAAAAACAATTAAAGTTAGAATTAAAAGCTGCTTTAATGCCTGTAGTAAAAAAAGCCAGAGGTTTTGTGCCAAGTCAATCCCCTATGAGTGGCTGGGAAACGCGTTCATTTTCTGAGGCGCGTTTTCCAGTATTCAATTACAACACCATAGTTAGAAATATAGTTTTAGAAACAAGCCCTAGTAAGCGCGACAGTCGAGGCTTTACGTCTATGGCTAGAATTATTAACAAATCTGCAGCTGGTTCAATTTATGAAACCGCTAGGCGGCCACAAGTTTGGGTAGGTGCTAAAGCATCTGGTACATCCAAAGGCGTTAGCCGTTCAGTAAATCCTAATGCCGGTGCTAAGTTTATTGAAAATTTAGGAGAAGTAACGCCAAGTTTAAAAGGCCAAGGCCGCTTTATATTCCGTGCTTGGGCTGAAAGTCGAGGCGTAGCCGAAGGCGCAGCTAACAAAGCTATAGACACAGCTATAAGACAATTTTATGCTCGTAATACAAATCAAAGATTTAGTAGGGCTGCCTAATGGCATTTGCAGATATTAAATTAGGTTCTACTTTTGACGCTAAAGGTTTTAAGCAAGCACAAACTGCTAGCCAAAAACTAGAAAAAAACGTTAAGAATCTAGCTAAGACTTTTGGCTTAGCCTTTGGTGCTAGTGCTGTTTTTCGCTTTGGTAAAGCATCCGTTAAAGCGTTTGCCGAGGATGATGCCGCAGCTAAAAGTTTAGGCATGACATTAAAAAACCTTGGCCTTGCCTATGGTGCAAACGTTGGTACAGTCAATGGCTTTATAAATCGGCTTGAAGCCCAGACTGGCGTACTTGATGATGAACTGCGCCCGGCTATGGATCGCTTACTACGCGCTACAGGTGACGTAGCCAGATCTCAGGAATTATTAAACCTATCCTTAGATATTGCAGCTGGTACTGGTAAAAGCGTTACCCAGGTATCACAAAGCTTACAAAAGGCTTACCTAGGACAGACTGCTGCCATCGGACGTTTAGGCGTAGGTATATCTAAAGCCGAATTAGCCACAGGCAATTTTGAGGATATACAGAAAAAACTCAATTTATTATTTGCTGGACAAGCTGCTAGTGCGGCCGATACTTATCAAGGATCGCTAAATAAATTAACAGTAGCTGGTAACAATGCTAAAGAAACTATTGGTAAAGGTTTAGTAGATGCTTTAGGTATTTTAAGCGGTGCGCAGACAGTAGATCCAGCCGTGTCAGCTATTGACAAAATTGCTAATTCTATAGCTGATGCCACTACCGATACTGCTAAATTTATTAAAGTTATAAAAACTTTATTTAGTGATTTAAGTTTTTTTAGTAATAAAAACACAGTAGCCGAAGCATTACGCATTAAAATGGGTACTGGCTTTACCACCCCTATGACTATTTCAAGCCAGGATACTCAAAGGGCAGATAAACTAGCTGCAGAAGCAGTTAAAAAAGCCGCCGCAGCTCAGATTGCAGCCAACAAAAAAATTGCCGCAGCTAAAATTGCGGCCGACAAACTAACAGCTGCCAATAATGCAAAATTAAATAAGGCTGCTGCCGTGTTTGATATACAAAAAATTCAAATAGCCGCTGCGCTAAAGGGCAAAATAAGCGAGGAAGAAAAAGTACGGCTATTGCTTATGCAAGCTATCGAGGATGAAAACGCAGATAAGGCCGAGGCATTAGCTAAAAAACTAGAGGAAATTCAGGCAAAAAATGCCAAGATTGCGGCCGATCTAGCAATCATTAGTATGACCAAAGATCCGTTTACTACATGGGCAGGCAGTTTATCTTTAGCTCTAATTGAACTTGGTAAGTATGGCAAAACAATGGCTGACATTTCCAGCACTACTTTTATTCCAGGTGTTCATTACAACCCTAGCCAAAATGCAGATAGAAATTATGATAACAAACTTGCAGCAGTAATAGATGTAATAACAGAGGATGCAGCAGCCGAAATAATAGCTGATACACAAACCAATAATTTACCAATTCCAAGCGCAACGGCTACGCCAATTAATACCAACCCTTTTGCCTCTTTAGAAGGTATGGCTGATCTCTTCGGGTTTGGATCTATGGGCAGCATGCCTACCCCGGCAACAACAACAATAAATATAACCGTTGAAGGTAGCGTATTAAATGGCGATGAGTTTAGTGAAATTGTAAACGATGCATTACTAAATGCTGAAAGAACAGGTATGCCTAAAACGCCTGCAGGGTTTTTAATTAAATGACAATCCCAGTAATTAACGCGGTCATTAATTTTTCTACTGGCCCTAGTTTCGCCCAAGCTTTTATAATAGGAGAAGGCATACTAGGTACTAACGTACTGGCCGACTCAGCTGCAGTTATCGTAGATGTAAGTAACGTAGTAGATAGCATAAGCATTAAGCGCGGCCGCAATCCGCAGGCCGATGAGTTCCAGACTGGCACAATGAGCCTGCGTATCGTGGATCAGTTAGGCGCGTTCAATCCGCAGAACCTTAGCAGTCCCTATTTTGGCCTACTTGATCCAATGCGTAAGGTATCTATATCGGCTACTTATGGTGGCACTACTTATCCAATGTTCTCGGGATTTATTACCAGCTACACGACCACTACGCCTAAAAACGCTACCGATGTAGTTTATACAGTCATCCAGGCCGTGGATGCCCTAAGACTGGCTCAAAATGCCCAGATCAGTACGGTTACAGGTGCAACTGCTGGCGACCTTAGTGGTACACGCATTAACGAGATCCTTGATGAAATTTCATGGCCAGCATCCATGCGTGACGTAGATGCCGGGCTTACGCAACTGCAGAACGATCCTGGCACAGCTCGTACATCCCTAGCTGCATTACAAACTGTTACCAATAGTGAGTATGGTGCGTTTTACGTTGATGCATCGGGATCTTTCGTATTCCAAGATCGATCAGTAACTACGGCAAGCATTGGCGGCACACCTACGGTATTTAACGATAACGGCACAGATATTGGCTATTTTAATGCTGTATGGCGACTAGACGACACCCTTGTATTTAACCAGGCGAACGTAAGCCGCACAGGTGGCACAGTCCAGAACGCTACTAATGCAGCTAGTGTCGAGAAGTATTTCGCCCATACTTACAATATTCAAAACTTGCTAATGGAAACGGACGCCGTAGCACTTGATTACGCACGAGCCTATGTAGCAAGCCGTGCTGAAACCAGCGTGAGGTGCGATGCGATCGAGCTAGACCTTTACACAGACAATTACAATAACGGCATAATTGCAGCTTTAGATTTAGATTTCTTTGACCCGGTAACTATTACTACTAACCAACCAGGTGCATCTACCCTTACAAAGACTTTACAAGTTTTCGGCGTGGCACACAGCGTTACCCCGAATAAATGGCGCACTACCTTTACTACACTAGAGCCCATAATTGATGGGTTTATTATTGGTAACGCTAACTATGGAGTTTTAGGACAAAATGTACTTTCATACTAGAGGAGATAAATAAATGGCTACAGGATTCCCAGCGGTAACGGGTGATGTAATGACCGCAGGCATGTTTAACGGCCTAGTGGCATTTACCCTTAATGCTCAAACAGGCACTACCTACACAGCGGTATCAACCGATCAGTATCAGGTGCTAGTAACCAT